GGGAACGCAAAGGCAATGACCTCCTTAAACGCCTGCGACATTTCAGCGTCAGTAGCCACAACCTCGATTTCATCCCTGACAAGTTCCTTGGCGTATTCAAAGAATAAATCAATCACCTTATCAGGCATTGTCACGAGTAAAGATGTTAGTGCCTGCCCAAATGCGTCCGGGGTATCTGAAGTTGTTCCTGCTATTTGAGCTACAGGGGCTACTAAATCAACAACCTTCTTACGCCATTCCCTGGAGTCCCGAATAACGAGGGGGGCAATATCATATCCCTTGCCCCCCAGAATTACCTTGAACCCGGCTTGGGTAAGTATATCCTCTTCGGTTCTTCCCATTAAATTCTCCTTTTTGTTTTTACTAGGCAGCGTTATCAACTATCGTAACAGCTGGATGACCAGTAGTCTTTAGTGCCTGGAACGTTACTGGTACAACAGTTTTTGTACCTTTCATGTAAGGCATACCCACTGCACCTGTAGCAGTACAAGATGGTATCAAGATTGAGCGAGTGAAGCCTGCTGGGTTCAACCCATTAAGTCTAAGGGTAATTTTCTTATTAGTCCCTGCCCCCAACTTCAAGATGCTACCTGCCAATAAACTTCCAGCCATTGCCTTGTCCATATTGTAAAGCGAACTTTCAGCCATATTACAGGTAATCTCAGCGGTTTCTTTAGTTATAACTCTATCAATCGGGAACGTTTCCTCCTCAACCTCAATGTCGGCTTCATCTGCGGTATAGGTCATTGTTACGCCATCTTCGGTATAGCCAACTTCGGTATATGGAGCACCTAGTTCAATACCAGCAGTGGTTGTATCGCCAGGTTCTAGAGTATGGGTAATGCTATCAACCTCAATGTCATCTATGTAGACATATCGAGCATGATTGCTCTCCCATAGTTCTATTCTGATTCGGGCTAGTGTCCAAGTGATAACAGGGGAAGCTGTATTTTGGAGTGGGCACATTTTCCCTGCCCCTCCAGTAGTAGCAATTTTAGCCCCAATGCCACTGATGGACTGTGGTGCGTAGTCGGCAAATGAGCCATCTAATTCAGTCCAGCCACCATAGAAGCACAAGTCACTAGCGGCAGTAATTGTTTGCTGAACCCAGACGGCAGTACCAGCCGCTGCAACATCTTTCTGGATTGTTATGTCCACCCAAGAAGTGGATAGTGGGTCTTCAAATCGAAGTTCCATCTGAGACCAATAAGTCGCGCCAGCGGCGATTAATTGTCGGAAGTGCCACCAGCCCCAATCGGCGGCAGCTGTTTCAAGGTCTGCTGTTATGAGCTTTGATTCCATACCACCACTCGCTGCAATCTGGACATAGGTACTCCCGTCATTCCCCGTGCCGTCCTTTGAAAGTTTTACTGAATGAGTCCCGGTATGATGTTGTTCCGTTGACCACTCCGCCCGATTACCGGCAGGCGCATCTACCGCTAATGTCGCTACCCCTGTTAATACATTTGATATCGTTTGAGCCATTAAAATTCACCTCCTGCTAAGAATTTGGCTACCTTGATTGCGTGCGCTCTTTCACGAGATGCAATCTGTTCAGGACTGAGTTTAACCTTTTTAACCTCAGCCTTTTTCTCGACTTTTTCCTCTTTGTCTGTCATAATCTTTGCCTCCTTATAATGTATTAGAGTGTCCCCAAAACGCCCAGATTTCCATTGTAGTGCGTCTGCTTATGGCCCATAAGGTTATTCTGCCTTTATCATAAACCTGAAAAATGCTAATGTATGAAAGTAGTTGGGAATTTCTACATCGACCAGATCCTGCCCATGCACTTCCTCGATGGCGCTCCAAATAATCTCTGTGGGTGGACCTACCGTGACGACCTTTCTTTGTATGCCTTGCAAGTTATCATACAAAGCACGATATACTCTACGGGCTATAATGTTACCTGATTCGGTAGCGGAGGATTCTGCCCAGCAATCAAACTGAACGCTTGGCTCTAACATTCCAGGGATATGCGGGTTATTTACACCGCCTCTGGTAAAGAATGTGACTGCCGGGAGCGTGTAATTTTCTGGTAATCGGGGACAATATATGCTAGTTACTGATGACAATAAGGCAGTCAGTGTTCCACAGGTTAATAAATACGCTCTTATAATTGAATTGGTATCTGCTATCATCCTAAATGTCCCTTTACTCTCTCCGCGAACTTTTCCTTAGTAAAGTGCCGGTCCAGAGCTGGCTTCATATAGGGTCTGGCGGCCATAACCACAGAACCCGTTTCGAGGACTCCGCCGTATCCGCTTGTCGAATAGACGGCTCCCTCCAAATCGCCTTTAGCGACTTCACCGCCCGGGCCAACCTCATACTTTATTGACCGAGCATTATTCCCCGTTAGATATGGGCTATTTTTAATAGCATCATTGGCTATATCAACTACAGTATCCTTCATTGCCTGCTGATTAGCCTTCTTTACTGCGTCCTGAACCTCTTTGATTTTGAGGTTGAGTTTCATATCTACATTTAATTTCATGATACTTCCTGGAGAGCCAGTTCCTTGTGATGTTCACTCACACCATTTGACCGCATTTGAACTAATAGAATTTCAAAGGTTGCACTGTTAATTATCCCACCCGTAGAAGCCAGCCTGATATTGTCAACCCTATCCTGCTCGGTTACAGCCACGGAGCCGTCCACAAACAACTTCCAATCTGAGATTACCACCTCGGCTCCTACTTTGATTTCCCTGCCAGAACTTGCTACTAAACGGCATGGCTCATCAGAGTAGATAGGTGGTATCCAGCTATAAACAGGATTGCCATAGGTATCTGTGCCAGTCTGGGTATGCCTCTTTATGTCTGCAATATGAATCAATAAAGTGCCAAAGCTCATTCTATATCCTCATCAATGGTAGTATCTGCTACTCCCGACAAATTCATTTCGGCCCAGGTGAGATAAGGCACACCATCCGCTTTCGCCCTTAACTCTTTGGACAGTTTGTTCATGTGTTCAACTATTCTCTGTGAGTAGGAGTAATCCCCTATATGTTCGCTATCAGGACTGGTAGTGTATTTGGCTATCCATGCTCCCAGCGCATCGGCAGCAGCCAGACTGATATTATTAGAGTTTTCAGTCAAGAAATAGGTTATCTCTGCATCCATAAATACGGCATCGGAATCTGGGTCAACATCGGTATCACCAATTATCAGACGAACCTTACCTACATTATTTGTTAAATCATACGTTGCTAATGGCATTAAGACCTCCTAATCTTTTGGCAGAGTGGCAACCTAGATATTTTTAATCGGATTATCTCTAGCCGAGAAGGGTTTATCCTAATAAGTTTACAAAACCAGACAGTTCCCTTTGCCGCTAAACTGCCCGTACCCGACAAGGTTGCTTTGGCTAATAGAAGCAAGCCTCCTAGCACACTCAAACTACCTATGCCCGACAATGTAGCTTTACCCGTGAGTAGCAACCCACCAAGAGCACGCAAACTTCCTATACCTGATAAGATGGCTTTACCTGCAAGCAAAAGCCTGCCAAGTGCTGATAGCGTGCCTACCCCTGATAATGTTGCTTTTCCTATTACAATTAAATGCCCGATACCTATTAAGGTTCCAGTCCCAGAAAGGGTGGCCTTGCCTATTGCGGTTATGAACCCAGCGGCAACTAAAGTTCCCTGCCCCGCTAAAGTGGCTGCACCATAGACTATCTTAAAAACTCCACCGATAGCGGATAATGAACCTTGCCCCGATAGAGTTGCTTTAGCATATCGCCAGAAGCCACCGATAGCTGATAAAGTTCCTGTACCAGCCAGAGTAGCTTTTCCCACAGCAGTGATTACACCCTTGCCTACTAAGGTGCCAACACCTGATAGAGTGGCTTTGCCGATAGCAATAAGTCTACCAATACCCGCCAGCGTTCCCACGCCAGAAAATGTAGCAGAACCATAGTGGAGAAAGCTACCGATAGCCGATAGAGCACCAGTTCCAGCAAGGGTCGCCTTACCCATTAGAGTGCTAACCGCATTTGCCGTTAGGCTTCCCACGCCAGATAAAGTTGTAGCACCCACAAGGATACCCCTCCCAATGGTTGCTAAAGTTCCTGTTCCTGATAGTGTAGACTTGCCAACAAAGATTGCGTGGGGGATACCTGCCAATGTTCCAACACCAGACAAAATAGACTTCCCAATAAATATTCCTTGCCCTATTCCAGAGAGTGTTCCAATGCCAGATAGAGTCGCAGAACCTTCGTGGGTTACTCCCGCTGGTGTTATGTAGCCACCAAGACTTAGAGCATCGTCAGCATACAAACTATAATCTGCTTCATCATTGGGGTCTATGTATTCTCCTGCTACCACCCATGTGCCAGCAAATCCAGTGTTGCTATATTCTATAAAACCCGCAGTAATAAAACATCCGATGTAATCACCAATCTCTACTGCTATAGAGACCGCCTTTGTCACCTTTGAGCCAGCAGTTATAGTACCTGCGATAGCCTCACTAGCACGGCATTTGAGCGTATTCCCATTCGTGGCATAGAATGTCCCAACTC